ATGTCGGGCCTCAAAGGCGATGTTGCTATTCCGAAGCTGGCGACTGGTGTAGCTGCCGGGTTTGTGGCTGAGAATGGCGCAACGTCCGAGGTCAATGCTACCTTCGCACAAGTGACCATGTCACCGAAATCGCTGGGCGCATTCACCGACGTTTCCCGTCTGCTGATGATCCAGTCTGATCCTTCAGTCGAGCAAATTGTTCGCGACGACCTTCTGAACAGCATCGCTCAAAAGATCGAGGATGTTGCCATCGAGGGCGGCGCTTCGAATGAGCCGACCGGCATCACCGGCACCACAGGCATCGGTAGCGTGGCTATCGGCACCAATGGTGGCGCGATGACATGGGCGAAGGTCACCGATCTGGTCAAAGAGGTCGAGGTGGATAACGCCGCGATTAATGCGAACACTCTCGCATACCTGACCAACCCGAAGGTGAAGTCGCATCTGGCATCCACGTCGAAGGTCGCTTCGACCGATAGCGTCATGCTTCTCGATGCACCTTGGAACCAGCTTTATGGCTATGATCTTGCGGTGACCAACAATGTCCCGTCTGATCTTACCAAGGGAACAGGAACCGCTCTGTCGGCTATGATCTTCGGTGATTTCAGCCAGCTTATGATCGGCTTCTTCTCGACGCCTGATGTCCTGATCGATCCTTACACTGGCGGTTCGTCCGGTGCGGTTCGCATCCGCGTCATTCAGGAAGTCGATATTGCGGTTCGTCATGCACAGTCGTTCGCGGCTTGCCTCGATATCGTAACCTAATCTCCCCGCCGGGGCGGCTTCGGCCGCCTCGGCATCCATGAGGTGGAAACATGATTATCAAATGCACTAGAGATGTTTTGATCCAAGGCACTGCCTATGAGGCGGGTTCGGTGGTCGAGACTACTGAAAAAATCGCTCTGCAACTGATCAATATGGGCAAGGCGCAGCCGGACGGTGATGACGCGGCCGACAAAAAGGATCGCGCTGTCGGTCTGACCACGAAAAGCGCTGCACCATTGCTGAAGCGCGGAGCTAAGAAAAAGGCGAAATAGATGGCGGTCGAGAGTGCAGCGGATAGGGCAATCTTCCTCGATGTCGATGATTTCGGCAGCGCTGCAACCTACACGCCAAACGGTGGATCAGCCGCAACTGTGAATGGCATTTTCGACAACGATTTTGTCGAGGTCGATGCTGGCGGGGGAGTGGGGATTGCATTGCAGCAACCACGGTTTGTCTGTCGCACTGCCGACGTTTCGACGGCCTCTGAAGGTGATGCAATCGTCATTAGCGCGGTGAACTACACCATCCGCATCGTGCAGGATGACGGCACTGGCATGACGACACTGGTACTGGAAAAAGATTAATGGCCCATGTCCGGCAACAAATTAGAGCCGCAATCGTGACGGCGCTGACGGGGCTGACGACTACCGGATCGAATGTTTTTCGGTCGCGCATTTATCCGCTGGAAAGCGGCAAACTGCCGGGGTTGTGTATTTTTACGCGATCAGAAGCGGTCGAGTTTGATACGTTAACGATATCGCGATCAATCAATCGCGTTTTAGAAGTGACCGTGGAAGCATATGTTTCGGCAACAGCCAACTATGATAACACGCTCGACACAATCGCCGTTCAAGTCGAAGAGGCTTTAGCGGCGGATGTAACGCTGGGTGGCCTGTCCAAAGATTTACAGGTGACAGCGTTTGAAGCAGATTTCGCGGGTGACGGTGAACAGCCGGTGGCCGTGGGGCGCTTCACCGTGACTGTGCAATATCGCACAGCCGAAAGAGATGTTGAAACTGCCGCGTAGGAGATAAAACAATGGCAACTTTCAAAGGCAATGAAGGCACGGTGTTAAGCGGTTCTAGCGCTGTCGCCGAAATTCGCAGCTTCACAGTTAACGAAACTGCGGATGTCATCGAAGACACCACAATGGGCGATGCGGCGAAGACCTATGTCGCCAGCTTCAAAGACGCTACCGCGACCGTCGAGTGCTATTTCGACGATACTGACACAAGCGGTCAGGGTACCTTTGACGTGGGTTCTTCCGTTACTGTTAATTTCCAGATGGAAGGCAACACGACAGGCGATCACAAACTGTCCGGCACTGCACTGATCACCGGCAAAGATGTGAGCGCTGCCGCTGATGGCATGGTCGAGGCAACATACACCATGCAAATCACTGGCGGTCTGACTGAAGGCACAGTCGCCTAATGTCGCTCGGTAAGAGGATCGCCGAAAGGCGGCAGAAGCAAGCGCGCGTCATCAATGTTCCTGAATGGGGCGAGGATGGCGTGCCTTTGCAGATTTATGTCTATCCGATCACGGCTGGCGATTTGAATAAAATTCAGAAGAAGCACAAGAATTTTCTGAATGATATGACGATTGACGGCATGGTCGATCTGATCATTCTCAAAGCTGGTGACGCGGATGGCAATCGGCTCTTTACGCTTGCCGACAAGACGCATTTGATGGATGAACCGCTGCCGGTGATTTCGTCAATCGCTGCCGAAATGTTTGCTGATGTTGATGGCATCGAGGTAGCGGAAAAAAACTAAAAAGCGATCCCTTGCGCTATAATGTGATGGCGTTAGCGGATCGTTTGCACAAGACGCAGGCCGAGATCGAGGAATTGACGCTCTCCGAGATCAACGAATGGTTCGCATATTTTAAGGTTGTGGAAGATGGCAAATCAAAATCTTAAAATCCAAATCACGGCCATCGACAGAACGAAAGCGGCATTTCGCGGGATCGCAGTGTCGCTCGGCAAGGTCCAGAAGGCGTTATTTAGCTTTAAGACAGCGATTGTCGGCGTGGTCGGTGCCGCTGGCTTGGGCCTGCTTGTCAAATCCTCGCTGGACAGCATCGACGCGCTTGGCAAAACAGCCAGCAAGCTAGGCGTCACTAGCCAAGAATTACAGAAACTCCGATTTGCCGCCGAGTTAGCGGGTGTTTCGACGCGCACGACCGATATGGCGATCCAGCGCTTCACGCGCCGCCTGTCTGAAGCCGCTGTCGACACCGGCGAAGCAAAGAATGCGCTGATCGAGCTAGGGCTGAACGCTAGAGAATTGGCAAAACTGCCGCTCGAAAAGCAGATGCTAGAATTGTCGGCGGCTTTCGATAAGGTCGAGGATAGCGGTGATCGCGTTCGTTTGGCCTTCAAGCTGTTCGATAGCGAAGGTGTGGCGTTTATAAATACCCTAGAAGGCGGCAAGGACGCGCTACAGGCCACGCTGGCCGAGGTTGATGATCTCGGCATCGCTTTGTCGTCTGTGACCGTCAGGGGCGTCGAGAGGGCGAATGATGCGTTCCTACGCTTAGGCTCGCTGGCACGCGGCGTCCGCGACAGCGTGGTCGGGGCACTTGCTCCGGCGTTTGAAGAACTAGCCGACGCGATCCGCTTCAATGTTTTGGAAGCGATCAAAGAGGCTGGCGGCGTCGAGCAATTCGGACGCGATCTTGCGCTTACCATTGTTCGCATTTTCCGCGATGCCGCTAAGGCAATTCAATCCTTTGTCGATCTCACCATCCGCAAACTGAATGACGTTCTCGATTTCACGCGCGAGATCGGCGAGGCGATTGGTAATGATTTCATCGCTTCTATTGAGCGCATCGACACCGTTGATCTCGGCCTGATCGGGGTGTTTGAAGACATCGAGATCAAAATTCAGGAAGCCACGTTTGCGGCTGAAAGAGCAAAAGACGCGCTAGGGGATGTCGGGCAAGCTGGCGGCGAAGCAGCTAAAAAGGTAACCGACGGCTTTGATTTCGTGCGGATGAAGCTGGACGATGTCAAAAAGAACGGCATCAATGCGCTAGAGGATGCGCTGGTCGATGTGGGAACACAAACTCGCACGCTCAAAGATGCGTTTGCTGATATGGCCCGTTCAATTTTGCGCGATATCATGCGAATGCAAATCAGGCAAGCGATCACCATACCGTTAGCGCAATCAATGGGTCTTAGTGTCGATGAGCGTGCTATGGGTGGTCCTGTGACCGCTGGTCGGCCCTATCTGGTGGGTGAGCGAGGGCCGGAACTGTTTGTTCCCGGCAGGACCGGCGGCATCGTTCCGAATGGGCAAATGGGCGGCGGCGTCACAGTAAACCAGACAATCAATCTGACCACGGGCGTCAGTCAGACGGTTCGCGCGGAAGTGCTGAATATGCTCCCGCAAATCGCTGATGCGGCCAAGGGTGCGGTTCTCGATGCAAAGCGCCGTGGTGGTTCTTATGCGGCGGCGCTGGGGTAAATCATGGCAAT